AACTTTCTGTTCAAGATAAGATATGATTTTGTACTTTGCATGTGCATCAAGATGTGGGTCTTGTAGCACAGAATATTTTGACATTATGAAATCATCACATGTCATCTTCCAGTCATAAGGACTAGAAAATTCCTGGGATGAGTTGACCTGTTGTGGCGTAAGCACCAATACCAGCAATAAAGCCAAGCATAGCAAGCCAGCCATTAAGTCTTTCTGCATCTTTCCAATAAGTGTTGTGGTGTGTCATTTTTTTCTTCGTTTGTGGTTATAGTTGATTCTTTTAGAACCTGTTTTAGATTTTCTAAATCTTGATTTTTCACCGCTAGACATCTCTTTAGTAGTCTTTGGTGTTTTAGAGGAGACTCTTCGAGATGGACGACAAGCGGGGTAGCCTTTACGCTTTTCGCCTTTCTGTCTGCCACATGGCTTACCAGTTTTTACGTCCACCCACTTCTCTTTAAACCATCGTCTTAGACTCATTTTCTCTTACCTCTAGTATATCCTTTTGCAGTCTTACGTTTACCACCAGACTTAACCTGTCCTTTACATACCTTAACAGCGTATGCGTTAGCGTATGCAGAGGGGTAAACTTTAAACTTTCTTTTAGCAGCTGCTTTTCCTCTGGGGCATAATTTAGCCATTACTTCTTTTTACCCCCGTGTTTACAGCCACATTTAGATCCTTTTTTGTGTGCCATTATGGTTGCTCATTTACACTATTAGGTTTCTTTAAATTTCTCTTAAATACTTTATCTGCATTTTTAGAAAATTTTTTTAACTTATCTTGATCGTCAAAATAAGGGGTAGAAAATACTGATTTTCCTGCCATCGTTAACACTTCCATCTTCTTAGTGCCAACGCTTTACGGGTTGGCTTTCCGTTGGGCTTTTTCATTGGCCCTTTAACTCCCTTCATGCGAGCACAAAAGGAACGCTTACGAGCACCACCCCCTGGCTGAGGAGCCTTGAGGTTAGAGCCCGTAGCTCTATTATATTTTGCTCTGCCCTTAGCTGTAAGACCGCCCTTACGGGATTTCTCACCTCGACCCAAAGACAGACTTACACCTTTTTTTCGAGCCATTTTTTTATGGTTTAAACTGTGGGCCTACTCCAGCTTGAACACACTTACCATCCTTGTTTCTGTAGAAACCGCTAGGGCATTGTTTTTGTTCATTTACTGAGTTGGTTTTTTTACCTTTGGTTTTCACTTTTTCTTACCGAGAATTTTCTTTTGCACGGCTTTAGGTAATTTAGACATACCTTTGTTCATGGTTTTCTTTTTAGTGCCATTACCTTTTTTCATTCCTTTCCCGTAATGTCCTGGCATAATTAATCTCCTATACTTTTAAGTTTGATTGTGCAAGTTTCCTGATGACATCATCTCTGAACGCTTCATCAGTTTGATATTCAGGTTTATTCATGTCTCTGACAACCTCAGCCATACTTCTGTAGTTTTCAGTAGATGACTCTTTGCCAGTAACTATTTTTGAATCACGTCCCATTGAATCCTCATATCTTCCTAATAATGCAGTAATTGCAAATTTTACAGCTGACTTGTTACCAGTGGCTAATACATCATCATAATCTTTAGCTGCATCTGGGCCTAGGTTATTACCAGCCCAGTCCATAAGATTTTGATAACCCTCTTCACCACCAGCTAAACCTTTTAACTCATTAACATCAGCCTCTGATAGTACAGGTTCTGCTGGATCAGGATTAAAACCAACTTCATTTCTTACGCCATCTAAATAGTTATCAACTACACTTTTAGATAAACCAGCTTTTTCTAATTGTCCGTACATGTCATCATTTAGTTTACCACCATTCTCTTCAAAGTGTTTACTCATTGCGAATGGGTCTATATTATTATCTTTAAATAAACTACCTAATTGATTTCCGTACAGTTCATTAGCTGTTTCATAGTTGACGTTACCATCATCAGTGTATAACTCATATTCTGATTCAGACTCAGATACTGTCTCCTCAGTTGAAGACTCACCTAATTTTTTTTGTAGTTCAAGGTAAGCTGACTCTAATTCTTCGGCACTCTTATATTTACCAGCAAGCATTTTCTCTTGCTTGGCCATAAGTTCTTCACCGATCTTTAAAGATTCAGCTTCTTTTTCGGCTATTGCCTGTGCTGCTACTGGATCATCTGAGGTGTCGTAGCGGATTGTTTCTGCCATAATTACTGTGGTTGTAGTGCTTGAGATACACCCTCAACTGCTTCTAACGCTTGTGGATTCTTTGAAGGATCTAACAATGGTACGTTAGCTAATTTACTAGCTTGGTCAGTTAAGGACTGCATTTGTTGTGCTTGCATTGCTTGCTCTTGGTCAGCTTGACGTTCATCAACACTCTTAACAAGATTGAGAATATCAATACCTTGAGCTGCAGCAAGTCTTTTGATGGCTTCGTCAGGATTCATAAACTGAGCTAAAGCCTCTGGGCCCATAGTCTGGGCAACAGTTGTTATAAATTGTACAAGAGCCTCTCGGTCTTGTCCTCTACCTAACGCATTTATACCAGCTACAATAGTAGGTTTAACTAAACCACTAGGTAGTACTGGGATCTTCTTACTAATTGTAAGAGTGTGCATCTTACGTCTTAGATAGGGTATAAGGAACTCTGTCGTTAACAAACTGAATAGTCCACCCAGCTGTCTCTCTAGTTCCATCTGTGTCATTCTAACTTCCTCTGCTGTAGTTCTTTCTGACTGACGTACTGACAAGACAAGAAAAGCCTCAGCTAATCTTTTCTCTAGCATGTTAATCATTTGATATGCAGTTTGAAAGTCAGCAGTTTTACCTACTTGTACAACTCCTATGTCATCTGGTCTACCCTGTATGATAGCACCATTACCAGCGTTAGCTAGTGATGCTGGTTTAGTCGTACTTGAAGGTGATACAGTAAACACAACTTTAGCAGCTGCTGCACTACCTTCAACGATAGCTTGCATCAATGCCTCTAAAGATTTCAAGTCCCCAAGGAACTCCTCTACTCTAGAACGTCCGTAATCTTCTCCGTCTACGGTAACAAAACGTAGTGGCAGCCAAGGGGTTTTGTCCTTGGGAGCCTTACCTACACTATCAGGTAGAATTGTATCGTTAGCTTCTTGATGCCAACGCCAACCATTATCATATAGTTTTACACAGGTATATACATCTACATCTTTAGTTCCTTTATAGTCACCTTTCGAGTCATCATTAACACTACCTTCATCTACCTCTGATAGTCCTAGTAATTTTTTACTGACTCTTTCTTTTGTCACTATTTCAACCACATTACCATTACCGTCCCTTTCAACTACATAACGATTTAAAGGATATATTTTCATACCCTCTTTCGACATATAGACAAGAGCGTTACCTGTAACAACTAAATGTTTTAGGGCAGCAAAAATCTGCACTCTATCTGTAGAGGCAGCTATGCTTTCCATTATACTTCGCTCTATTTTAGCAAACGATAAATCTAATTCACTTTTTGATTCAGCTGGTATTTCTATACCTAATTTAGAATCATCTAGTTGTAGTTTAAAAAAACTGGTTGATGGAGGTAGAAGTCCTAGCATAAGTTTTGAACTTAGCGTAGTAACTCCTTTAGCTCCAACTGATTGCCAAGGTGTTTGGAAACTTTGATATAAAGCATCACCTTCGTTACGCATTAATAATGTAGGTATTGTTAGTTCTGCACAATCATAAGCAACATCTAAGAATTGTTCACGGTGACTCGATAACTCTTGATATCGTTGCCGTGCGTTTTTCATTAATAAGTTCCTCCAGCAGTACCACCGCCACCTGTACCAGTATTCACACCTTGTTTAGTAGTAATACCTTTTAAGCCACCAGTTGCTGGTTTCTTAGTCTGTAGTTGAGTGGTTCCTTTTTTAGCTGCAGTCTTAGCAACTTTTTTAGCTTTTACCTTTGCCTTTTTCTTTGTTTCATCTTCCGTTATAGGAGATGGAGTAGGAGCTTCTGGTAAAGGTGTTGGAGCCTGTTGAATAGGCATTGGGGGTGGTGGGGTAGTTGGTGGGGCTGGTGTTGGTGGGGCTGGTGTGGCACGTCTACCGCCACCAAATAATCCTCCGAGACACATAATTATTCTCCTTTAATTTTAGTTTTTAATATTCTAATAATTGATAGTTGACCAGCCCTAAAAGATATTTCTTTCTCTGATAGTGTGTGGTCTGGAAACCTGTCTGGAAACTGCTCATCGAGTTCATCTATGATCTTCTCGATGCGTCCCCAGTCAAGCGTACTTGGGTAAGTTGGTGTTTGCATGTTCAAAAAATGCGGGCATGCGGGCTCGCTTAGTGTCGGCAAGCTGTGGGGCTTTACCTTCATACATTAGACGATCACTTGAGTCCGTCCAAAATTTTCTGCTTAGGTATTTGTTAGGTGCTATATCAGCCAATGGTTCAAAGATCCAATTAATTGTAGCTTTCCTAAGTTTGTCCAAAGAAGAGCTAGGGCGTAGACCCATATCAGCACAAACCAAACTGTTGCAAGCGACATGAATTTGCTCATCTCTGGAAATATC